ACAAAAGTGCGTAAATTTAGAGAAAAACCTTTTTCTGGTGAAACTACTCTCTGTTTTATTCGGTCGTAGCGACGCGCGCTCACAAAACTAGCTTTTTGAGGAGTCTGGAAAAAAAGCGCTCACAAAAAAATAGAAAAACAATTATTTTAGAAAAAAATCGCAAAACGCAAAAAACCGTAAAAAAAGGCAAAAATGTCAATAATCGAAAAAATAGAAAAAAAGGCAAAAATGTTAAAAACAGAAAAAAAAACCCAAAATGCTCAAAAAATGAAAAAAATCCAAAAAAATCAAAAACCCGAAAAAAACAAAAAAAATGCGGTTTTGTAAAAAAGGCGAAAAAAACGTGAAAATGTCAAAATCCTGAAAAAAACTCGGAAAAAGATTTTTGACTAAAAACGAAAAATGTCGGTGGTGTCGGCTAGGGTTCTAATGTGAGTTAAATAAAAAGCGGGTAACCCGAAAGCTACCCGCTTGTCAAAAGAAAGGACAAGGAACTCTTGACAAAGAAAACAATACCAGAAAAGGCAACACTCGGTAACGCAAAATACCTCGGATCTTGGGACAGTTCTGACCCTAAATGGCACGAAGCCAGATCTGGTCGTATTGGCGGTTCCGAAGTTGGCGCGATCGTAGGCGCTAGTAAGTATGAAAGCGCCTATTCACTATGGGCAAAGAAGCTCAAACTTATAGACTCGCAGGTTGAAGAAAACGAGTTTATGTATTGGGGTAAGGCGCTAGAGCCTGTCGTGATTGACCGCTTCGCTAAAGAACACCCAGAACTAACAGTCCTACGCGATGTTGGCACTTGGGTTAGTTTGACCAACGACAGCTATCTAGCCAACCCAGATGCGATCCTAGAGAACGCTAATGGGGAATACGGCGTATTAGAAATCAAGACAGCGCGCTATTCAGATGACTGGGTAAACGGAGTCCCGCAATACTATATGACGCAGGTTCAATGGTATCTATCGGTATTCGGTTTCTCTTATGCGTATGTCGCGGTTCTATTTAGCGGTAGCGAGTATCGCGAATACACAATAGAAGCTAATAAGTTCTGGCAAGAAGCTGACGAGGCTAAAGTCGCAGAGTTTCTAAACTGCGTAGCAAACGAAGAACGACCAGAATGGGACGGATCTGAAGCAACTGTTCAGGCGGTCAAGCAACAGCACCCAGAGATCGAAGCCGAAGCAGTAATTGAGTTAGGTGAGTTGGGTTTACATTACAGCTCGGCGCTCGATGAGCTAGACAAGGCTAAAGAAGCCAGCAACAAACTACAATCACAAGTCCTTTACGCTATGGGCAACGCGAAGACGGCAGTTATCTACGATACGCCAGCTTTCATTAGATCTTCACGTAAAGGCGGGACTCCGTACCTAACTAGAAAGCGTGGATCATGAAGAAAGAAGAAAAGGAAGTACGTGCTTTATTCAATGAGTTTTACGCCGAAGATCCGCAAGTCGGTGATTGGGTTATCCTCAAAAACACTTATACCGAAACTGTCGTTACTGGTGAGGTAGTGGGCATTAGGCGATACGCGCCAGCTCGTGGGTGGCAAGAAGAAGCAGAGTTCGAGTTTGTTATCTATCACGGACTCAAAATCAAAATCAGTTCTGTGCGTGGCTGGTTTGACACCGCTGATAACTGGGCAATTCTAAACATTATGAGCGATTTTGAACACAAGAAACTACAAAAAAGAGAAAGAGGAGAACAAGAATAATGGCACAATTCAACTTAGATGAATACGAAACAGTAGCTAGTCGCATAACTAAACTGTATGCGCTACACCCAAACGCGCGTATCGTCACGATTGACCAAACGCGGGAATCCGATCGTCAAGCCAACACTTGGCGAGTCAAGGCAGAAATCTATTTACCAATGAATGAGATATGGGCGGACGCGCCAGCGCAAGACGATCCCGAAAAGTGTTGGTATCTCAAATCGACTGGACTGGCTTTCGAGATTGACGGCGCGGGTATGGCTAACAAAACAAGTGCGCTAGAAAACTGTGAAACCTCGGCAATCGGTAGAGCGCTCGCAAATATGGGCTTGTCTGGTGATCAGCGCGCTAGTCGTGAAGAAATGACCAAAGTTCAAACTGGCGCTACCCCTGCTAGAGATTGGATAGCTGAAGCACAGACGATCCTAAGCGTAGACGCGTTGCGGGATCTATACAACCACGCTAGACGCGCTGGTGCTGGTCAGCATATCCTCAACCAAATAAGCGACTACGGAAAGACCCTAGAAGCCGAAGCAAAAAAGTAATAAGATTGAGGCTCGCGGGGTGGGCTAGATCCTGCCCCGCGCTAGGAAAAGAGAAGAATGACCGAGATAGTAACCCCAGACCAAGTAATACGCGCACTCACAGAACTACGCGCTGAGGCTGAAAAGGGTATCGAAGCGCAGTATCGCGCAGAAATAGAACTAAGCCAAAAGCAACTAGAAGCCGAACGCGCCGAAGCTGCTGCCTTTCTACGTATCAACGGGTTAGTCGCAGACCGCACCGCGCTCGCCAAGCTAGAGAGTTCCGATCTACGCGCCGAAGCCGAGATCGCCAAAGCAAAGTTCAACCGCGTAAAAACAAAACTACAACAGCTAAGTCAAAGCCAAAGCGCTATCCAAACCCAAGCGCGTATGGTCGAAATAACTTATGCGCAGGCAGGGCTGACACGATGACTCCGCAAGAGTTTCGCAAGTATCTTCAGCGCGATACCCATTGTCCGCATTGTGGGGTGGGCGCGCCTTACCTAGTCCCTCATCACCGAAAGAATCGGGGTATGGGCGGATCTAAATTACTAAACAACCCAAGCAACATTCTGTTAGTTTGCGCGGAAGTAAATAATGCTATGGAATCACACAGTTTGACCGCTGCGGACGCTAAGGTTTACGGGTGGAAACTAAGCTCTTGGGACGATCCGTTAGTAGTCCCGTATTATGACTCGATTACTGGTTTCGCGTTCCGACTGAAAGACGATTACACAAAAGAAGCAATCTAGAAAGGACAAGTAATGCCGATTATCCGAGGCGCTCACGACTTCGATGAAAGTTTTACGCGCGTCCCTAACCGCTGGCTACGCGATGAACGCCTCAGCCTGAAGGCTATCGGGCTATTGGCGCAACTTCATTCTCACGCCGTAGGTTGGCGATTAAGTATACAGTCTTTAGCGCAAGCCAATAACTGCGGTATAGATCTAATACGCGGTGCGATTGGTGAGCTAGAGAAGGCTGGTTATCTAAGGCGCGAGCAAGCGCGTGGTGAAAATAATACGTTTGCTGAAAGCATCTGGACTACTATCGACCCGTCGTTGGATTATCCGTCGACGGCTCACCCGCGCACGGAAAACCCAATACATAAGAAGAACAACTTAAAGAAGACCAAAGATAAGAAAGATATGCCCGATTCTTTTGAGCGATTTGATGAGTTCTGGCAAACCTACCCGCGCAAGGTGGGCAAGAATAGCGCTCTAAAGGCTTATACGACCGCTAGAAGCCGTTTCGGTGGCACTTTACAAGACTTTGAAGCTCTGGTGGTATCAGGCGCTCTACGGCTGGCACAAGACCCTAACTTGCCACCAAGCCAATACGTGCCATATCCGACTACTTGGCTAAATCGTGAAGGCTGGAACGACGATCCCTACCCAGAACGACAGCGGACACCAGAGGAGATCGCTGCCCAAGCCAAGGCGCTAAGGGATAGGCAACGTGAAAAGTCATTAGCAGAAACCCAAAGGCTATTAGCGCAAGCCGAGATAGTCAAAGCGCAACCGATCCCGTTGTGTCAGCACGGGGCAAAGATCGTTTCGTGTCGGACTTGCCTACGTAGCCAAGCAAATAGGGCTAAAGATGACTAGAATGAGGGTATGGAGTCTAAGCGGGTATGTTCGCGATGCGGTATTGACCGCGAGCTACCAACTAAGAAAACAAAAAATGAGGCTTGTCGCGGTTGTCGCGTCAAAGTCGAACACGTCATTCGCTACCCCAACGGCGAAACTTGTTTGGCTTGGCGCGGTGATTTTGACCGCGATGATAACCCAGTTCACAATGGCAAGATCTTTATGGACGGGAAAAGGGAATGCGGTCACAAGGACTGTATCAACCCAGAACACATCAAATAAGAAAGGGCAACACATTGGCTAAAGTCATCATCGAAAACGCAACAGTAGAAAACCTATTGGGGCAAAAGGGTTACACCGTAAGCGTGGCTTCTAAAGACGCAAGCGGTTCAGAAAAGAAGATCTACTACAAGATTTGGTCAAGCGAGCCACAGCTACAAGGTGCGAAGCTAGACAAGATTACTGGAGATCTAAGCGTCCGACTAGAGGAATACACCGACAAGAATGGGCAACCGAAATCAGTCGCAGCTATTCACGTGAATAACCCAGTATTCGAAAGCGCTAACGCGCCGTTCTAATGGATACTTTTGTGGTTCTTGGGCAACCAGTCCCACAAGGATCTATGAAACACGTAGGCGGTGGGCGGATCGTCAGTAAAAGTCCCAAACTCAAAGAGTGGCGCGAAAAGATAGCGCAAGTAGTTAGGGAACAAGCTGGCGAGCCAGCTCACCGCTCACCTGTTTCTGTCACAGCAGTTTTCGTCTTCAACAAACCCAAGACTGTTCAGCGCGATCGTCCGACGATCCCACCCGATTTAGACAAGCTCCAGCGAGCGCTTGGCGACGCTATCAGTATTGACGTCAATTACCTAAATGATGACTCCCAGATTGTTGAATGGCATTCTGAAAAGGTCTACGGCGCGCCTGCGGGAGTTATTTTCACAGTCAATCTCCTCTAAATCCGAGGCTTCCAGCTCCGTTATCAAATCGTTATACAAGATTAGGCTAAATCACGCTAAACGTGGTCAAAACGCGCTATACTGAATCTATTAGCTAACAAAGGCTAATAGAACAGGACAAGAAAATGACAGGGTTTCACAAGCTAACCGCTGAACAGCTAGAAGCGTTCATCGAAAAAAATAAGAAGTACGAAAAGCTAATGCCAGATATGCTGACAGACGCACATTGCGCGCTACTGGGCAAGCGTATTGAGGAAACTTTACAATTCAAAGCTGACGTAAAAAGCGGAGCTTACAAATGGTAACTAACCTATTTGACGATATGCCGGCAGACGAGATATCCAAACTGATGAAGCTAATGAGGCTGCGCGACCAGTTACTTTGTCAAATACTTTACGGAATAAGAGAAGCAGATAAGACTGCTGATATGACACTCGTAGAGGAATTAGAAATGCTAACTGGCGAAGCTAAACTCGTCAGCCGAGAGATACACGACATTCTAGAAAACAGAGGCGATTACGCCAAAGATAATGAAGGGAACAAATGACGAACGAGGTTCTAACACCAGCGCAGGTAGCTAAGGCGCTTTCGGTTTCACTTGCAACAGTTTACAAACTTATTGCCGACGGCGAAATTAAGGCAGTAAGGATCGGTCCAAAGCTACTAAGGATTGACAAACAACAACTAAACAACTTCCTGAAAGGACAAGAGTAATGAAGTTTATACAAACGTGGCAAGTCGAATACAGCTCAACTTATTGGGTAGAGGCAGAAAGCGAAGATGAAGCAATAGAAGCTGCGATAGAGCGCCACGCTAAATCACCCGACGGGGATTGGTCAGCGGATCTATACCCACCGATAATCAACAAGACACCAGAACTATTTGCGGAAATAGAAAAACATAGAGCTAAGTGGGCGCAAGTCGGAATTGAAAATGGCTGGACGCGTGAGCCATTGTTTATTCAAGTTTGGATAGACGAGAAGGGCGATATCGCAGATAGCGTCTATTTACCAGAAGGCGCTAAATGCGACATAGTGGCTCCGCACGAAGATTGGGCTTCCAAATGGTAGAACAATACAATGGCTGGAAAAACTACGAAACTTGGAACGTAGCTCTCTATTTAGACAACGATGAAGGGACGTATCTAGCGGTCAAGGAATACGTGAGATACACGAACAACACAGATAATCTAAGCTACGACGGACTCATCGAGTATATGGGTATTCAAAACGAATCGACCCCTGACGGTATTCCTTGGAACTACTTCCGCATAGATCGTCAAGAAATGCTTGAGTGGCTTATGGATCACGCCGAGCCAGAAGAACAAGAAGAAGTTCAGGCAGGCTGGTCAAAATGACAATCACCAAAAACTACGACGGTAGCTACACGTTCTTTACTATGCTGAACGGCTACTTCGTCAAGCAAAGATACTACGGATACACAAAGAAAGAAGCAACCAATCTATTTAAAGAGAAGCTAGAAAAGAGGGACTACTAATGGCAACGACCAGCAAAGAGCTAATTGAGATACTCCAGAAATACACGAAGCCTGACGATGTGGTTATTTGGCAGTATTACACGATTGAGGACTTCAATTACGACGAGGAACAACCAGCTCCTACTAGTGACGAGTTCGCGGAAATAGCAGACTCAAAAGCATTACGGTATCTCTGGGACGATATCCCAGATCAGATTATGGACGCAATTTACGATTACAAAAACGAGAAGGGAACAGAATAATGCCATACGCAAGAATGACTGACCCAGAAACCAGCCACGAGGCTGCTGCGTCAGTAGGAAACCTAACCCAAGTAAAAAACAAAATACTAGAGATACTAGAGCGACCACAATGCGACGTCGATCTAGTGTTCAACATTAGAGCTAAGACCGATTGGCTAGTAAGTGAGTCGGGTATTAGATCTAGGCGCTCCGAGCTGGTAGACGCTGGCTTAGTAGTAGACACCAAAGATCGCGTAAAGCTACCTAGTGGCAGATACGCAATAGTTTGGGGGTTGGCTAATGACTAAGGACGAACAAATTGACGAGGTAATTCGCTTGGCTACTAAGTGGACAGAGCGCCAGTATACGTTAGCTAACTCTAATACGCCAGAAGATAGAGGCGCGCAAAAAGACGCGCAAGCACGTATTGAGCTAGTCGATTACCTGAAGTCGATTTACCAAAAACCCTAAAAAACAGAAAAAAACGCAAAAATGAGCAAATCTCAAAAAAAACAGAAAACGCTCAAAACAGCAAAAAAACAGAAAAAAACGAAAAATGCTCAAAAACGAAAAAAAATTGAAAAATGCTCAAAATAGGAAAAAAAGCAAAAAAACCGAAAAGTGAGCAAAAACGAAAAAAAATCGAAAAATCTCAAAAACAGAAAAAAATAGAAAAAAAGCAAAAAATGAACAAAAAGCAAAAAAAAGCAAAAATGCTCAAAATCTGAAAAAAACAGAAAAAAAGCAAAAAAACAGAAAAAGGTGAAAAATCTTGAAAACGCAAAAAAGTGAAAAAAATGAATAAAACCGTATACGTGTTTATTTGCGAAGATTGCCAGAGGTTTAGCGACACACACGACCTAATCTGTACCAACTGTGGGGCTGAAGCCAAGAGAAGAACTGAGGTAATTGTAGTAAGCGACGGCGCGCCAACTGGCGATGCTGACACAGAGTTTGTAAAAGGATTTCGGGCAGGACAAGAATACGCCATAACTGAGTCAGAGAAAGATCTAGAAGAAGGGATAGAAAGATGAGTGTTCAGTATTGCTATAAATGCGTAATGCCCGCACTATCTGAATCTGATTGGACTTGTGATTACTGCGAAAACTACAACACCTACGACGGGCAGAAAGATGACTGAGTGCTTCTGGTGTGACACGCTATTTGACCCTAAAGAATACGAGCGCTGCCCCAAGTGCGTATCGGATCTAAACACAAAAGAAATAAAGATAATCGAGGTAGCAGATGAAGACTGAATACACCTTTGGCTTTCAAGCTGGAGTCAGACACGAAAGAAACTTCATTGAATACTTTATTACCCACCACGAAGAAGCAGGCGTATCTATCACAGTCGAGGATATACTTTTGGAGATTCGTGGCAGAGATAAGAAGGATATGGAAACTAAACTAATCGAAGCTAGAAAAGGAGAGTGGTGCGACAATGGCTAATTGGCTAGATCGTATACGTAATAAGAAACGTGAGAGCTGGGCGCGGGGATACGCCAAGGGTTACGAAGTGGGATCGCGTGAAAGCACCGATTACCTAAGGCAAATGATTATCCGTAACCTACTAAATGACGCGGTAATTATTACTAACGCCGACACGCTTTGGGTGGAACGGGCAGTTCAGATTGTAGAAGAGTCGTGAAGCTCTGCCCAGTCTGTGAAAAGTTCCGTATGGGCGCTATTAAGGGTATTTCCATATCTATTTGCGATGAGTGTTCCGTCGAAGTAGACGAAGAACGCGTTACGCTGGGGGATATGGTACGTAAGCAACAGAAGGGTGACAGTTGATAGAACGATGCGGGAATTGCCTAGATTATTACAACAAAGGCTACCAAGACGCTAAGACGCAAGATGAAAAGTTTGACACGATTTTGACCGCATATGACGTGAAAGAAATGCTGATAACCGAAAGCAAATTAGAAGGGCATTGGCACATTGAGGTTCAAGTCCCTTATGGCACTAACGCATTTACCGGTAATCGCCTGTGGTTAGACTCCATAAACACCCTTGTTGAGTCTTGCGGGGTAAAGATTATTTCGCTAAGGTTCAAGTTGAAGATGAACGTGGCTGGTTACCAGTTCGCGCTAAGAGAGGGCTAGTTATGAACATAGAAACAATACTCGGCATTCTACTGATAATCGTTGCCGTAGTTATCCTGTATTTCAGCGCAATAGGTATAGCGTTGATGTGGATACTAAAACAAGCACAACAGATAACAGAAAAGGACAAGAATAAGAATGCTAGAAAATCTTGAGCCACCCGTAAAGGTACTGCCCTGTCGCGTAAGAACAACGCTAGAAGGGTTAGACCCTAAAGACGCAAAGATCCTAGACTCCGCAATAGCCAACCCCGCGTGGACTCCACACAGCTTGTCAATAGCCTTATCCCAGCGTGGCTTATCCATAAGTGACAGGTCTATCAAGAAACATCAAATCCAACAATGTTCCTGTAAACAGTTAGGTAAGTAATGTTAGATAACTTGACCCCAGCACCAAAGCCAGAGCCAACACCTTTCGGATCGCCAGCGGTTGAGTTTGACGGAACAGAAGGCATCGCCACCACTAAGGGATTACCAACTGGCGTAGACTTCAAAGATTTTCTAGTAGAGGCAGGATACGACCCCGATCTTTACGAAGTTATCGGCAACCCACGCACCAGTCGTTGGCAAAGATACGACGGCGAATGGCTAACGTCATACCGCTTTCACTTTCGCCTAATAAACAAAGGGGACAGCCTAGATCTACTATGGTCACGCGCCAAGAAGTATAAGGCAACTGAAAAGAAAACAAACAAATCCACGATCGTCGTTCTATGGTCAGATACCCAGACAGGCAAGACAGGCTCACGCGGTAACACGACGGATCTAATTGAACGTATCACCGAGAAGCAAGCTGCGTTAGAACAGTTCCTAATCCAACACAAACCAGAACACGCACTATTCCTAAATGTAGGGGACTCTATCGAAGGCTTCGAGAACACAGGCGGACAGAGTTTCACCAACGATCTATCTTTAATGGAGCAGATAGACCTAGAGGCTACCTTCCAATGGGAAACCCTAAAGCTACTGACTAAACACACAGGCAACGTAACAGCAGCAGCAGTCGGCTCTAACCATTGCCAATGGCGTAGGGGTAAAGATAAGCTCGGCAACCCTACCGATGACTGGGGTATCCACATACAGCGCCAGCTCGCGCGGTTAGCGCAAGAAACAGAACAGCCAATCAAGTTCTTTGAGCCTCAACCTTACGACGAGAGTTTAGCTATACCGATCTACGATGAGGTAGTCGGCTTAGTTCACGGACACCAAGCCAACAGACCCGAACAAGTTATCAACTGGTGGCGCGGTCAGTCACACGGTAATCAGGCAGTAGCAGACGCAACGATCCTAAACAGCGGACACTACCACCACTTACGCATAACTGAAACGGGTAGAAAGAACGGGCGCTCGCGTTGGTGGGTACAAGCTCCAACCCTAGACAATGGCTCGGACTGGTATCGCCAGCGATCGGGCGATGATAGCGACGCAGGGCTGGCGGTATACCTACTACACCCAGACAAACCTTTTACCGGCACAGTCTATAAACTTTAGTAATGGACAAGGACTTCATAGATCTCCACACCCAAGGCTTTCTAGACGCATTAGCCAGAATAGACAAGAGAAAACAAATGCCCACGTATGACTACCGATGCCCCAAGTGTTCTATGCGTATGGTTGTTATCCGTACGCTCCAAGAAAAAGAAAGAAAACCAATTTGCGTGAACGATGCTACTGAACTGGTAAGGGACTACTCAACACCAGCAGTCCAGTTCAAAGGCAAAGGCTTCTACTCTACGGATAAGTAATGGCTGGCTTCCCTAAACCCTGTATAGAGTGTGGGCGTCTGACACTTGGCGGAACAAGATGTGAGACCCACCGACTAGAGCGAGAGAGGGTCAGAGAAGCACTCCGACCCAACAGACTGCGACCCAACAAACCTTATCGACCGCACTATACGGGTGACTACTCCAAGAGGGCAAGACAGGTGAGGCAGAACGCGCAATATTGCCACCTATGCCTAGATGGACCAAGATACAACGATCCATGGACTGCTGACCACCTAATAGCTGGTGATCCAACAAGTGCTTTATTACCCGCACATAGGTCTTGTAACTCTAGACGGGGTGATAAGCCTCTAGCTCCACCAGATAAGCCAACCACAGCGTAATTATGCTCGCTACTCCCCTACGGTGTATGTGGGGGTGGGTTAAATTGTCTAATTTTTTCCATACAAAACCCCCCAATGATTTAGCCAGACACGTATTCCCGCGAAATTAAGGAGTTTTTTTGGTCGTTAGTGTATCCTCGAACTAACAAACCAAAGGAGAACCAATGTCCCAAATCGCAAAAGACCTAGAGCCTCTAATCCAACCGATTAGCAAATTGAAGCCAGCAAAGCATAATCCACGCAAAGGCGATGTGGATTCGATCAAGAAAAGCTACGAGCGCTTCGGTCAGCGCAAACCAATCGTTGCCGATCGTGCCACAGGCGAGATCATCGCTGGTAATCACCAGTATCTAGCCGCCAAAGAATTAGGCTGGTCAGAAATGGCTGTCGTATTCGTAGATGATGACAAAGAAACTGCTATGGCTTATGGTGTTGCTGATAACCGTATTGGTCAGCTTGGCGAATGGGACGTAGAAGAACTTGTCTTTGCTTTAGATAACATCTCCCTAGAAGACGTTGGCGCGATCGGTTTCAAGGAGTCCGACATAGAAGACTTCCGCGCGCTACTTGACGAGTCCCAAATGTCAATGCCAGCAGTTGCGATAATGGACGGCGGTCTACGCGATGCCGACGGCGGGACTTCTTCCGTAGACTCCGAAACTAAAGTGAAGAAAGACGCAACATACGCAGAGTTCCTAGAGAGATATGCGAATAGAGCAGTCCGCGCAATTATTCTTTATTACCCGAACGATGAGTACGGTAAAATGATAGAAGACCTGAAACTTATTGGGCAACAGCTCGGCACTAAAGACAACGCGGAAACTGTTCAGGCACTATTACAGGAGAAATTGAAGAATGGCTAAACTGGCTGAATACACAATCCAACGTGTCCTAAACAAAGAACAGGCTGACGAAGTAGTCGGCGTAACTGTCGAAGGAAAAGAGCCAAACGTAAATGAGGCTGGGATCTATCGGGACGCGGACACAGGAGAAGCCATACTTGTTTACGCACCATACCCCGCACCAATCACTCCGCTACGTAAAGCAGTCCTAGACACTAACTACTCAACGACCCTACGCGCCAGCGGGACAAGAAACGCATCGCGCACGTTTGGGTTTACGACTAGATCCGCAGTTCTTCAGCGTGAAGCGTGTACACCAACCTCTCTGGCTTGGGAATCACCAGAAGCACAAATTACCCTAAATGAAACTGCCGAAGTCCTCGGCGGTTATCTACGTGAGCAGTTGCCAGAAGTTTTTGAAAACGATATGAAGCAACTAGAACAAGTCCTTCCAGAATGGCGTATGACCGAAGACGCGCTTTGGACTTCTGGAGTTATCAACCAAGCCTCGGCGCTGCCTTATCACCGCGACGGATCTAACTTCGATACTTGGTCAGCTATGCCTGTCGTAAGACGCGGTATGGACGGCGGTAATCTACATATGCCAGAGTGGGACATCACTATTAACTGTCGCGACGGCTGGGCCCTGTGGTTCAACGGACACGCTCACGTTCACGGTGTAACACCAATGTCACCAAGAGCTAAAGACGGCTACCGCTACTCAATCGTTTTCTACGCGAAGCGCGGAATGAAAGATTGCCACACTTACGCAGTAGAGGTCGGAGAAGCTCGCGCTCGCAGACAAGAACGTGAATACGGTATGACCGATACTTCTATCGAAGGCGCTATGGCGAAAATACCGAACGGCAGATCTAACGGAGATACAAGGATTATCAACGACTAGCAACAAGGCTAAAGAGAGTAGTCAAAAAGAGGGAGTATCAAATGACTAAAGTTTTCGTATTCGCGTATAACCGCTATGACACAATGACAACTTCTATGATGTTAGAAGCTGACGGAGTGGAACATACAGTCCTTTGCCACCTGCCTAGCGATGCCGAAAAGTTCGTCGAAGGTAGTCGCGTAGTCCCAGAACGCTTGTTAGTCACAGGAGAGCCAAAGGGATTAGCCAACAATCGAAACTTTGCCCTAGATCTAATGGAAGACGGAGAATGGGCGCTGTTCCTAGTGGACGATTTGCTTCAATGCTACGAGCTAGACGATTACGATACCCAAGAATCAGATGAGCTTCCAATCACTTTCGAGAATCAAAACATCTACCGCAAGAAGTTCAAAAAGCCAATTAGCACGGCAGAACTACTAAGGAGAGCCGAAGAAACCATACCTAAGCTAGAAGAAATGGGTTGCGCGTTACTTGGTTGGGCAGGTTTCGAGAATCCAATGTTCCGTAAAAAGCACTGGGGAATAAACATTCTGGCGGACGGGCGCGCTTGGTTAGTGAAGAAAACACACTTACGCTTTGATAGCGAGGCACAACTTATCGACGATCTCTGCTGGACAGCTAAGAACATAAAGGAGTTCGGTGTAGTTCTAGTAGATAGATGGATTTTGCCCGACGCTAGACGCTATACCGCTGGCGGTTTCGGCGGGCTGAACGAACGTATGGAACAAAAATTGCGCGAAGCTGCGTACTTAGTAAACACGTATCCCGATCTAATTACGTTTAGAAGTAAGAAAGGCTGGCCAGAAGGCTCGCACGTCGCTCTGCGTCATTCTCTAAACCGATCTAAGAAAATACAGTAGGGTAAAAGAATGCCAGCAGGTAGACCCTCTAAACCCATAGAGCTAAAGAGAGCGCTGGGTAACCCCGGAAAGCGCGCATTACCAAAGTCCCAAGACATCGTAGCGCTACCTGCCATTACGCAAACTCCCGAACCAAGCAGACCTCTAGGCTCTTACGGAAAACAGTTCTGGGAGCGTGTCTGGCAAATGGGATCTTCTTGGATAAGTTCAAGCACGGACTACGAGGCTATGTTGATGACGGCTGAAATGGTAGACGAGCGCTGGAACTTGCGCGTAAAAGTAATGACGGACGGGCAAGCTCGCGACCGTAGAGCGCTTAGAGATCTAGACAGAATGATACAGAGCCAGTTATCACTATTGGGACTGACTCCTGCTGATAGATCTAGGCTCGGCGTGGCTGAAGTAAAGAAGATGAGCAAGATTGCCGAGCTAAGGTCTATGCGTAATGAATAACTATCCACCGCGCTGGATTACGCCAGTAAAAAGATTTGATTACGAAAATAGCCGAGCCGAGCAGATTATGGCGTTCGTAGAAGAATACGGATTACAAACAAAGGACACGATTGCTGGTAGAGCAGGGAATAGCTTAGTCCTACGCGACTGGCAAAAAGAACTTATACGGGATCTATTCGCGGAAGACGAAGAAGGCAGACTCCTTCATAGAACAGCTCTTGTGGGTATGCCTCGTAAGAACGGGAAAAGCGCTATTGGGTCAGCCCTAGCATTATGGTCTTTATACCTTGGGGATAATGGTGGCGAAGTTTATTCGTGTGCTGCGGAAAAGGAACAGGCTCGTATCGTATTCTCTGACGCAAAAAGAATGGTTGAAAATAATCCTGACCTAATGGAAATGACGAAGCTATACCGAGATGCGATAGAGGTAGTAAGCACAGGATCTATCTATCGAGTTCTATCAGCGGAAGCGTTCTCAAAAGAAGGTCTATCGCCAACTTTTGTGGTGTTTGATGAGCTACACGCTACGCCTAACCGAGAATTGTTTGACGTAATGGCGCTGGGTATGGGTGCTAGGCGTGAGCCAATGCTCTTGTCAATTACTACTGCTGGGGTAAAGACAGATAGCAGCGGGCAAGACTCTACTGCGTATAACTTGTATCAGTATGGTCAGCGCGTAGCGCGGGGCGAAGTCGAAGATCCGTCGTTCTTTATGGCTTGGTGGGAAGCGCCAGCGGAAGCGCCATATCAAGATCCCAAAACATGGGCGCTTGCTAATCCTGCTTTTGGTGATCTGAACGCCGAGGAAGATTTTGTTGCTATGGCTCGGCGGACGCCCGAAGCGGAATTTAGAACTAAGCGCTGTAACCAATGGGTGAGCTCAATAAATACTTGGCTGCCAAGCGATAGCTGGTTGCCGTTAGCTAATAGCCAAGAGCTAGACCCCGAAGCTGAATACATACTAGGCTTTGACGGCTCGTTCAATCAAGACTGTACAGTAATCGTTGGGTGTCGTATCCCAAAAACTGAAGAAGACAAGCCATATCTGTTTATGGTGAAGGCGTGGGAAAAGCAGCCTAGCGACGGCGATGAGTGGCGCGTGGATACGCTGGACGTAGAAGCCGAGATACTCAAGTTTGTTCAGGAACACCCAAACACGCGGGAAGTGGCGTGTGACCCGTTCCGCTGGCAAAGATCTATGGCGGTGTTACAAGAGCGGGGAGTGCCAATCGTGGAGTATCCCTCTACTTCGGTCAGGCGTATGGTGCCAGCGTGCCAAAAATTCTATGAAGCAGTCACAGAACAGAAAGTCGAACACGACGGCGATCCTTTGCTGGCGCGACACCTAAGCAACGCAGCGGTAAAGATTGACAACTACGGACCGCGTATCGTAAAAGAACACAGACACAGCTTGCGTAGGATTGACGCAGCGGTAGCTGGTATTATAGCTCTAGACAGAGCGCTTACAACACGAGAGATCGAGGAACTGCCACCAGTCCCGCAGTTCTTTATTTAGGAAAATAAAATGGCAAGTGTAATACAGATAATCGGTGCGGTAACTATCGCAGTTGGCTTCGGAGTAATCTTCCCACCGCTAGGAATAATGGTTGCTGGATTATTGGCGCTACTGTTCGGAATTAGTTTGGAGAAGAAGTAATGCTGGGTAATCTATTTGAGAAAAGAGCTATTTCTTTTCAGGCTATTTGGGGTTCAGGCGAGGACTTTGAAAGCACTAGCCAAGCGGGAACTGTTATCAACAGCGAAACAGCTTTTCACGTCAATCCAATCTTTTCTGCTATCAGCCTAATCAGCGACACGATTTCGACCCTGCCACTTGACGCTTTCGTAAGAGAAGGTGGCGAGCGCCGAGCGCTAAGACCGCGACCAGCTTGGGTATTGAAACCAGACGTAGACACAACTAGAGAAGCGTTCTATGGTTCAATAATTGTTTCGCTTTTACTAGACGGTAATGCCTTTGTGCGTGTCTACACCCAGAACAACCAAATCGTAAACCTAGTCGTTCTAAACCCTCATCACGTCGAAGTTAAAAGAAACGGGCTGGGCAGACTGAACTTTATTGTCCAAGGCGAAAAGAAACCACTAAGCCCAGAGGAAATTATTTTTATTCCTGACGTAGTAAGACCGGGAGCGATTCGTGGAGTAAGTCGAGTAGACGCGCTTAAGGATAACTTCGGTCTAGCTAAGGCGCTAGAAACCTACGCAGCTAGATTCTTTGGATACGGCGCGACTACCAGCGGAATTATTGAATACCCGCACGATCTAACTTACGAACAGTCACAGGGACTTGCTTCTGCTTTCGATTCTAGGCATAAGGGTTTACGTAGATCTCATAAAACTGGTGTTCTATCAGGTGGGGCAACTTACAAGCCAACCAACGTTCCAAACGATCAGGCACAGTTCTTAGATTCCCGTCGTATGGCGGTAGAAGATGTCGCACGTGCGTTTAACGTTCCACCTCACCTTCTAGGTTTACCGGGAACTAACTCTTACGCTTCCGTTGAGCAGAATAACTTGGCTTGGGTCACTCACGGACTACGACCTATTATTTCCAAAATTGAAGGCGCTCTATCTCCGTTACTAGCCCTAAGCCCTAACGGACAGAACGCGTTCTTGCGATTCAACATAGACGGACTACTGCGAGCTGACATCAACTCACGTATGAGCGCTTACAGTATCGGTCTTCAGTCAGGCTTCTTGACTATCAACGATGTTCGCAGACTAGAAGATCTACAAGCGATTACCGATGAAAGCGCAAATACTGTTCGCGTACCACTAGCCAACGTAAGCATTACGGACTCTAACTTGGTCGGTATGGATAAGAAGGTTGCTATGGCACAGAAGCTAGTTATCTCTGGTTTTGAGCCAGCACAGGTTCTAGCGAGCCTTGGTCTACCAGTTATTGACCACACGGGAGTCCCGAGTACACAGCTTCAGGCGCTCGCGCAACTAGATCCGACCGACCCGCTTTCGGTTTACGAGGTCTAACTGATGCCGATTGTCAGCGCAAGATATACGCTCTCAAACACGACACCCACTAAAGTCGTGGCTGCCAGCACGCTACCACAAGTCGTTCAGCTACACAACGGAACAAAAAGCAGCAACAACTACATAATTATTGGCGGAACTAATGTGACAACAACTAACGGGTATCACATCGACAACGCAGAGTCTATTCAAATACCACTGACTCCTGGAGATGACCTCTATGCGGTTAGCGATCCGAACGGATTAGTTTTACACGTATTGGCGGTGACACAGGACTAATGCCTTATTACATCAACGCAAGTAATCCAGAATGCCCCGATTGGGCAGTTGAGAAAGAAGACGGAGAACTAATCGCGTGTCACGACACAAAGCAGTCAGCGATAGATCAAGCGGTCGCAATTAGCCTCTCGGAAGAAACCGAGTTCATCGGTGAACGCGCTGCGATCGGTCAGCTAAAGATTGGCGATTACGTAAGTTGGAACGTGGATAACCCAAAGATTTTGGCACAAGTTGTAGAAGTAAACGGAGAGTATGCCATATTGCGCGTGTTTGAAGAAGAAAACTTGGTGTTCTATTCAGAGGACAAGCTAATGATTATGAACATACTGAAACTTCAGCGTATTCAGAAACCAGAAATGATTGCTTATGAAGCTGAAACTATGGAAGAAGAAGACGAAAGTATCTCAGACCCTAATGAGCCGACCGACCCTGAAGAAGATTTGATTGAGGAATTGGAAGAAGAAGACTCACGTGCGCAACCTAACGATCTAACCGAAGGTGACTTTGTTAGCTGGAACTCATCAGGCGGACGCGCTCGCGGTCGGATTGAGCACATTATGCGCGAAGGAACGCTGGGTGTGCCAGAGAGCAGCTTCTCTATCAACGCGACACCTGAAGACCCAGCAGCGCTAATCAGGATTTACCGCCAAAGCGAAGGCGATTGGGAAGAAACAGAAACCCTAGTCGGTCACAGATTCTCAACTCTCACCAAGATTGACCCGCTAACTAGATCCGAAGATTTCCCAGAAGAACGTCAGGTAAACCTAACTCCGCCAGCGTTTATGCGCGCAGCAGCTCGCCAAGGCTTGCGCTACTACGAAGAAGGACTAGCGGGTGACGGCTTAGTAGATAGAACAGTACGAGAGGCTCGTGCTATGGCTGCTGGGAACGTAACCGCTGATAAGTGGGTAAGGCTTCGCGCGTGGATTGCTAGACACCTAGTAGACCTAGACGCACCAGCAGCTAACCCAAGTAATGAAGATTACCCAAGCGCGGGCGTGGTCGCACATTTGCTTTGGGGTTCTGGACCAAGCAAGCGTTCAGCACAAAGAGCATTAGATTACGCAGATCGCGTGGTGACTAAACTAGAGGAAGAAAATCGCTCACGACTGGGCGTAGAAAGCGAAAGTATGGCAAAGATAGAACAGCGTATTAGCACAGCGGGATTTGAAGTTCGTGAAGACGCAGAGGGTATGACGTTTGAAGGGTATGCCGCGATCTTCGATTCGCCGAGTGAGCCACTACCTTTCATCGAACGTATCAAGCGTGGTGCTTTCAATCGCTCACTAACCAAGGCGCGTAACGATATCAAGCTACTTTGGAATCACGACACTAGCGCAGTTCTTGGATCAACACGTGCCGGGACTCTAAAGCTAGTAGAAGATAATCGCGGACTCAAAGTGACGGCTACTTTGCCAAACACCACGCAAGGACGTGACGCTGCTGTTTTACTTAAGCGTGGCGATGTCGATTCTATGAGTTTCGGATTTAGCGTTCCTGCTGGCGGAGATGACTGGAACGAAGATGGTTCTGAACGTGTTCTGAAGTCTGTCCGCTTACACGAAGTTTCAATCGTGGCGTTCCCTGCCTATACTTCTACCGCTGGGACTACCTCGGTACGTGGCTTAGACAAGATTGCCGAGCGCGCTTCGGTTAGTGCTGACGATCTAGCGGACGCAATGCTGACCCTAGAAGAAGGCAAGGATCTAACTCCTGAAGCTGCGGAGCTACTACGCGCCGTGATCAGCGAACTGACACCTACGGAAGCCATCAAAATCGTAGACGAGCAAGGCGATCTAGAAATGCTCGAACTGAAGAAAACCAAACTCAAACTGTTGGAGATGTAATGACTACTCAAAAGGAAATCAAAGAAACGATCCTAAAGACCGCCGGTAACCCTGAAACTGGTGTGGTCGTTCAGTTCGCTGACGAGTGGGCTGATGCAATCGTCAAGCTGATTAGTGGAGAGGCAGAAACCATTTCGGGTGGTCGTGCCGATAATATCTCACAATCAAGCGCGACAAAAGAAACGCGTGTTGTAGGGGTAGCCGAAAAACGGTAATTCGCACGCGTTTACAGCCCCGCTAGGTTTCACTCTCTTTTCCTAGCGGGGTTTCCCTTTACCCTGCCAATGCGGAGTCCTGTGAGGCTCGTAGAGCGGTTTAGAGCCTGCGGGTGGGGTAATTAGATACTGATGATTTGCCGAGGCTTCTACAAGGCGTATAAATCGTTATCTAATCGTTATGCTGAATAAGGCTAAATAGCGCGAAACAATGTCAAACAGCGCTAAGGTAGTTACATAAGCCAAACGAGGCTTACTAAAAAGGAGATTGAAAAATGAAAAAGCTACAAAATTGGCTGTTGGCGATAATCGGATACCTACTGTTCCTAATGGTATTGTGGGTCGTAGAGCGCGAAGCCCTAATCGGGTACGCCTTGGGAGTGGCTCTAATTTCGGTGAGCTTCTTTGTGTTTATAGAGAGGGTCGGATCTAGGCGATGAAGGTTAAGGAGATCTGCGCTTGCGGATCTTCTTTTCAAGCCGAAGGCGATGAGGCAGCGACTCTATACGTTAAATGGGTCAAGCGCCACGAATGCCCAGAAGTAAATACACCTACCGAGCCTCGCGAAGTCGAGATGAGTAGCACAATCGGTTTCTCCGCAGATTATTCTGGGACTGGATTAGATGTCCCCGCCAAAAACTACGACATAGATGATGAGTAGTTAGCTATCTGCTAAAGTAAAAGTATCGGAAGTGAGTTAGCTCTGCCGAGTTCCCTGCGTCAGCGCGGGCAAATAAATAATCAACTAAACCATAGGAGTATCACAATGTCCTTTATCAAGGCACAGGAAGAACTTCGCGCCAATCTAGTTGAGCAGATCCGTGAGGTCACAGACTTCGCGGAGTCCGAGAAACGCGGACTGCTTGCCGAAGACGTAGCGAAGATCGAAAAGATTGAGGCTGACATTCGTTCAGCTGAAGAAGCTATCGGAGTTGCCAAGCGCAACGAAGAAAGAATGGTTGCTGCTGCTAACGCTGCTCAGTCGTTCGTACCAGCATCAGAGTCAAGATCTGACTCAGATGTATTGCGTCAAATCGCAAGAGGAGAACTACGCTCATTCGAGTTCGAGAAGCGTACACTAACTCCAAGCGACAACACCGTACCAAAGTCATTCTTTGACGAGGTATTCTCTGTTGCTCGCCTAGTTGGTCCAATGCTAGACGTATCACAGGTTATCTCCACCACTTCTGGTGAGAGCCTAACCATTCCAACACTAACCGCATATTCAACCGCTACTATCAAGGGTGCTGCTGGCGCTATTGACCCAAGCGATCCAGTATTTAGCTCGATCACTCTTGGCGCATACAAGTACTCATTCTTGGTACCAGTAGCTAACGAACTATTGGCTGACGCTGGATTCGACATCTCAAGTCTTATCGCAGAGCAGGCTGGTAACGCGATTGGTTACGCAGTAAACGACGGTCTAACCAACGGAACTGGAACTGTTCAGCCGACAGGTATTACTACTGTTGCTGGTTCTGGTGTAACTGGTGGAACTGGTGTTGTTGGTGGATTCACCGCTGACAACCTGATCGACCTTGCTTACTCACTAGACGGAGCTGCTCGCAGACTTCCGGGAG